ATGCAACGGTATACAATAAATTTGACCCCCCCTGCCTAGCCCACCCCCACCCCCGACTTTAATACTACATTCCCACACACAAAAATTTGTGTTATAGGATTTTTGGGTGCTGTTTAATAAAATCTAACCTCCCTGAGTTTTATTAACTTTCTCGCAGCACCCACCCCCACTAATAAAACTAATATTATTAGCTTTTATTATTATTATTAGTTATACTTCTGCGTACAAATACAAATACTAATAATAATAATAATTACTTTAGTATATTATTATTATTAGTTGAAGTACGGGGCGAAGTAATAATATGAGGAAAGCATGGCAGGCAGACCAAAATTCAAAAAAGCTATTGCAGAGCTAGATAAGCGTGGTGGGGTTGAGACTTTGCAGCAGGAGTTACTTGCAGGCAAAACTATACCTATGATTGCTAAAGAGCTTGGGTTAGATCGCGGTTACTTTAGGCGTAACATTGTGAAGAGCGAAAAGTATGGTAACGCCATACGCGAGATAGAGCATCAAGTTGCAGATGCTCATGCTGATGCAGCTTTTGATATGTTAAGCGATATTAAGGATAGGCGTGATGTTGAGGTTGACGAGGCGTTAAACGGTAAGAACAGCCGTGACGTTAGCGAGGCAAATGTTAATCAGGTTGATATTGGCATTGCGAAGGGTTTAGCGCAGCAGCATAATTTTATAGCTTCATCTTTAAACAAAAATCGTTATGGTAGCGGTAGTCAACAAAACATCCAGATTAACATTGGTGATTTGCATTTAGATGCGCTGCGTAAGATGAAGGTTATTGACCATGAATGACTTATCTCAGAATACGATGATTGAGTTTACTCAGCGTTACGCTAGAAAGCCAACATTGTTTGTGAGAGAGGTGCTTGGTGTAGAGCCGTTAGAATATCAAGCTGAGTTTCTTGAGGCTATTGCGTCTGGTGAGCGTAAGATTAGTATAAGGTCTGGGCATGGTACTGGTAAGTCAACTGCTGCATCTTGGGCTATGCTTTGGTATTTTTTGATGCATTATCCTAATAAGGTTGTTGTAACCGCACCAACATCTAGCCAGTTGTTTGATGCTTTATTTGCTGAGATGAAGCGCTGGATTAATGAGTTACCCGAAGCGTTTAAGGAAATGTTAAACGTAAAGTCTGACCGTGTTGAGCATACGGCTGCGCCTAGTGAGATGTTTATTTCGGCTAGAACCTCAAGAGCAGAAACGCCAGAAGCTTTAGCAGGAGTACACTCAGAACACGTTATGTTGATTGTAGACGAGGCTAGTGGTGTGCCAGAGCAAGTATTTGAAGCTGCTGCTGGTTCTATGTCTGGTCATAATGCTACGACAATTATGCTGAGCAACCCCACTAGATCTAGTGGTACATTTTTTGAGAGCCAGAATAGGTTGGCTTCTAGTTGGTGGACGAGGCGTTGGTCGTGCGTAGATAGTCCTTTGGTTAGTGATGAGTTTGTTGATGAGATGAAGCTGCGCTATGGTGAAGACAGTAATGCCTTTAGAATCAGAGTGTTAGGAGAATTTCCACAGGCTGATGATGATACGATTATACCGTATCACTTGGTTGAGAATGCAATACATCGTGATGTTGAGGGTGATGAGGACTTGCCTAGTGTGTGGGGTTTAGACGTTAGTAGGTTTGGTAATGACAAAACTGCGTTGTGCAAGCGGCAAGGTTCTATTGTGACTGAAATGAGGTCTTGGTCTGGTTTAGATTTGATGCAGACTGTTGGCCGTGTTGTTGCAGAATATGAAAGTTTACAGCCATCTAAGAAGCCTAGAGAAATACTTGTGGATAGTATTGGGCTTGGTTCTGGTGTTGTTGATAGGTTGAGAGAGCTAGAGTTGCCTGTTCGTGGTGTTAATGTTTCTGAAGCGCCTAGTATGGGTGCTACATATTTAAATTTGCGTAGTGAGTTATGGTTTAAGACTAAGGGTTGGTTTGAGGATCGTGCTTGTAAGTTGCCGAAAGACGATCAGTTATTAGCGGAATTGACAGGTATTAGATATAGCTTTACGTCTAGTGGTAAGATGAAAGCTGAAAGTAAGGATGAGATGCGTAAGCGTGGATTAGCGTCACCTGATTTGGCTGATGCACTTTGCTTAACGATGGCAAGTGATGCTGCAACTGCATTATCTGGTGCGTTTAGTAATTGGAAAGGCGACATAAAACGCAATTTGCGTGGCATTGCATAATGTGGTATGTGTTTAAAAAAAATAAAGGAGATTGTTATGGGTAATTATGGTAAAGGAATGGGTAAGAAAAAAGGCGGCAAGAAAAAATAATGGCAAAAGGTGTTGCACATTATTTTCGAGATGGCACAAAGCATACAGGCACTATGCACAAAATGTCTAACGGTCAACTTCATACTGGTAAGACGCACACTAAGACTAGTAAGCGTATTTTTCATTTTGCAGATTTAAGTATGTCTGCTAAGAAAAAAGCGAAAAAGAGGGCGTAATGTCTTTATATAGGAATATTGCCAAAAAGAGAGCTAGAATTAAAGCTGGTTCTGGTGAAAAAATGCGTAAAAAGAACGCGAAAGGCGCACCTTCTGATAAAGACTTTAAAGATGCAGCAAAAACAGCTAAGAAGCGTCCTAAGAAGAAAAAATCTAAAAAGAAGGGTAAGAAGTAATGGCTGAAGAGACTGACAGAGAAAGACATATGAGGCGAGTGGAGGAACACTATGCTGCTGTTGGTATGGACAATCCTCACAGGCAGCATTTTGCCATGCAGAGAGGAATGTCTGATCCTTCTTCTAGAAAGGGCGGCCTTGGTTCTAACAAAGGTGCAGCTAAATATGAGAACACTTCTGTTGAAGATAGGTCGGCAGCTAATTCTGATGGTAGGTATGGTTATTTTGACGAGGTAAACAAGCGTTACGTTCCTGCTTTTTTTGATGCTATGGATGGCGGTGGTTTCGACACTCGCGGTGATACTTTTAAGGGCGGTATTTTTAGCGGTATGCTAAATGATATAGGTGTAACTCCATATGGTTCTGAGATGGAGCGTGCTATGGTTAGCCCTAATACTTCACCTATTGTTCAGGCAGTAAATGCTGTTCCTCAAGGAATAACTAATGAGCAGCGCACAAGTGCAGCTATGGCAGAAGAGGCTAGGCAAAGAGGTTTATCTCAAGACGCAACAGATCCCAGAATGGGCATGACTCAAATGAGCAATATGGTTATGGGCGAAACTCCAATGCAGCAGCAGGCTATGCAACGTGCTTCTGCTGCACAAGCAGAACAGGTTAGAATGGCTGCTATAGTAGATGAAGCTAGAGGTTTAGCTGCTAGGTCTGGTTTAAATTTTGACACAATGCCACAAGAAAGGCAGGCAGAGTTTGTAAATGCTGTTAAGTTTGGCGTAGGTGGGCCTACTAGCGGTAGATTTTAATGCCACGAAAAGCTGAAAAAGCTATACGCAAAACAACTAAAGGTAAAGGGCGAAACTATCGAACAGTAAAAGAAGGTGCTGGCATGACCGCTAAAGGTGTTGCTGCACATAGAAGAAAAAACCCAAAGTCAAAATTAAAAACGGCGGTAACAAAAAAGAAAAATTTAACTGCAAAAGACAAGGCTCGTAAGAAGTCATTTTGCGCTAGGTCTAAAGGTTGGACAGGTGAACGTGGCAAAGCTGCTCGTAGAAGATGGAATTGTTAAATGGCTTTAACTAATTATACCGAACTAAAAGCTAGTATAGCTGATTTTCTAAACAGAGATGATTTAACGTCAGTTATACCTGATTTTATTACACTTGCTGAAACTGTTATGAATAGAGAGGTTAGACATTGGCGTATGGAAAAACGTGCCACTGCTGTTCTTAACTCTCAGTATACAGCACTGCCTACTGATTTTTTAGAGCCTATTCGTATGTCTTTAGACACTGCAAATACAAATACTTTAGAAATGGTTAACGCTTTTCAAATATCTAATTTAAGGGCGCAAAACCTTAATACAAGCGGTAGGCCAATAAACTTTGCTATACTCGATGGTAGTATTGAAGTATTTCCATCACCTGATGCTTCTTATACTTTAGAGCTGCTTTACTATGAGACTATTGATTCATTAAATGCACAAACGGCAACAAATTGGGTTTTAACTAATTACCCAGATGCTTATCTTTATGGTTCTTTAGTTCACTCTGCACCATATTTGCAGGAAGACACTCGTGCAAATACTTGGGCGGCATTGTATCAAAAGGCAATTAATGATATTAATTTGGAAAGTGAAAGATCAAAAACTAGCGGCTCTGGTCGCAGAATGAAGATAAGGAGTTACTAATGGCATTTATAGCAGACAGAGTTTTAGACAACGGTTTGACGGTTTTAGATACGGAAGCGTCAAGATTTGATATTACATCACAAGAAGCAACGACATACGCCTCCGCAACATCTACGCATACACTAGGCAACACAACCAGTATTTCTATTGGTGCGCCAGCGGATCGAACAGCTTCTGGCGGTGGGCGTAAAGTAACGCTTGCAGCTATTAGTGATGCTTCTGTGACAGGTACAGGCACGGCAACACATTTTGCAATAACAGATGTTTCAAACAGTAGGTTGTTAGTAACAGGTGCGTTGAACGCTTCACAGTCGGTTAATAGCGGAAACCAGTTTGACATATCTGCTTTGGATATTGGCATACCAGACCCATCATAGGTGATTAATGGTTAAAGTCGCAGATAGAGTAAAGGTTACAACGACTACGACAGGTACAGGCACAATAACGCTTGGCTCTGCGGTTACTGGTTTTAGAACATTTGCTAATGGCGGTATAAGCAATGGCGATAGTGTGCGTTACGTTATAGAAAGCGGAAATAGCTATGAAATTGGCACTGGCACATATACGCATTCTGGCACAACTCTAAGCAGAACCTTAACATCTAGTTCTACGGGTTCTTTATTAAATCTTACTGGAACATCAACGGTATTTATCACACTGGCATCGGCTGACTTTGATGAGCGTGCGGCTGTTCCAGTAGCTATGGCGATTGCGTTAGGATAGAATATGGCAAACACGTTTAAACGAAAACTAAGCAGAAATATCGGCACATCTGCAACGGCTATAGGAAGTTATACTGTAGGAGCTTCTACGCAAACAACCGTCATAGGGCTAACTTGTTCTAACAATACAACTACAGCCATAACGGTAAACGTAGCTTTGAATGACGGTTCTAATGATCACTTTATGGTTAAGACGGCAACGGTTCCAAGCGGAGGCAGTCTTGTCGTTGTTGGTGGTGATCAAAAGGTTGTTTTGGAAACAAGCGATAGCGTCAAAGTTACATCAAGTGCGGCTAATAGTTGTGATGCGATTATGAGTATATTGGAGATTACCTAATGGGTAAGTCACATGATATAGCTTCTGGTCAAGTATCTGGTCATGTTATTCAAGTTGTTGAAAGCGTAAGAACTATATGGACAAGTACAACCACAACACATTTTGTTAGCACAGGTCTTTCAGTAGCTATTACACCATCTGCAACGAGTAGTAAGATTTTACTAATGGGTTCTATGAATGGCACTTATACGTCTGTCGCAACTGCTTATCATCAATATAAGTTATATAGAAACGCCTCTGATTATGGTTGGATAACAAGTAATTATGGGCAAGAGGATTCAGCAATAAGTGGGGGCCATACGAGTAATTATGGACAGTCATTATCTTGGTCATGGTTAGATAGTCCTTCATCAACAAGTTCTCAGACTTATGAATTATTCTTTAGAACTCCTGCTGGTGGTACTGTTGGGTATAATAATTATGACGCAAACGGAAATAATACTACACGAAGCGGTATTATAGCATGGGAGATAGCAGGATGAGTTCAGTATTAAAAGTAGATGTAGGATAAAAAATGGCTTATATTGGACAGTCACTAACTGAGGGAACGCGCAGAGCTTACACGTTCGTAGCGACTGCTGGGCAAACCACCTTTAATGCTGTTTATGGTGTGGGTGCAGTTGACGTATATCAGAATGGAATATTGCTACAGCCATCAGACTATAATTCAAGTTCTGGTTCTTCAGTGGTGCTTGGCGTTGGTGCAGCGGTCAACGATGAAATAACAATCATAGCGCACAATACATTTAGCGTTGCTGATACTGTTAGTTCTTCGCAGGGTGGTACGTTTGCAGGCAATGTACAATTTGACGGTTCGTTTACCTCTAAGGGCATAGACGATAATGCTGATGCTACGGCAATAACCATTGATAGTTCAGAAAATGTAAAGTTAGAAACTGGCAATTTACAGATAAAAACAACAGGTCAAATAGAGGATAATGGAACTAGGTTGTTATGCAGAAGCACTGGAGATGCTTCGGGTCTTCGGTTTGACGGAGCCAGTTATACACCATTTAAAAACGGTTCAGTTGCAAATGGTACAGTTGACTTAGGTTATGGAAGTGGCAGATATAAAGACCTCTACCTCTCAGGCGGTGCTTACATTGGCGGCACTGGTGCGGCTAATAAGTTGGACGATTACGAAGAGGGTACTTTCACGGGAACTCTGATTGGGTATTACGGAAACCCTAGCAGTGCTGTTACAACAACTGGTTATTACACTAAGGTTGGTAATTCTGTTGATGTTTATATAAATTTTGAAGGTGCTAATACATCAGGAGCGGCTGGTGATATGTGGATTACTGGTTTGCCTTTTTCTCATAGCGGCCCTTATGCAGTCCTATCCACTCAAATGAACGCAGCAGGAACTTATCCTAACTCTTCCCCGTTTGGTTTAATAGCTGGTGCTATTTGTTACTTTTATAAACACGTTAGCAATGGGAATGTTACAGCAGTAGCCCACAATGCAGGAACAAATCGTTCAATTAGAGTAACAGGAAATTACAGAGTAGCTTAAAGGAAGAAAAATGGCATTAACAGAAGAAACAGAACAAGATAAGATTGAGATAATTAAACCGTTTAATATGTTACAAATTAGAACCGCAACGATTATCAAGAAAGACGGTGTTGAGATTAGCAGAGCATTTCATCGTCATGTTGTTGCGCCAGACGCAGACGTATCAAGTGAAAGTGATGATGTAAAAGCACTAGCCACACAGTTTCATACAGACGCAATTAAAACCGCATACGCTGCACATTTGGCAGCTTCATCACCATCATAGGAATGCAAAATGGCTTATATAGGCACTTCGCCAACGAAGGTAGTTAGCAGACAATCAGCTAACATTTTTACATATCAAGCCACGGCTAATCAGACAGCTTTCACTGGCTCTGACGCAAACGGTAATACGCTTGCTTGCACCCCTTCAGACATCATGGTTCATATGAATGGGCTAAGATTAGAAAAGTCGGATTATGTTGCCACCACAACTACGGTTACTCTTGGTTCTGGCGCAGCGGCAGGGGATGAAGTTACGATCACGGCTTTTGTAACGTTTGAAACCGCAGACGCTTACACCAAAAGCGCATCAGATACTAGATACGTCAATATTACTGGCGATACGATGACAGGTGCGTTGACTGTTGCTGATGGGGCAGACATTATTACTTCTACAGCAGGTACAGACAACGTAAGACTTGGAGCAGGGGCAGGAGATAGTATTGCGTCTGGTGGTAATAACAACGTAGCCATCGGTAAGGATGCTGGTACAGCTATTACAACAGGCGATAGAAATACTGCCGTTGGTAAGGATGCTTTAAAAACAATTACAACATCAACTGACAATACCGCAATAGGATATGATGCACTTATAAATCTTTCATCAGGTACAGAAAATACTGCTGTAGGTGCTGAAGCTGGGGATGCTTTGACTATAGGTAATCTCAATGTAGCAATAGGAAACCAAGCATTAAGTAATGATACTGTTGGCTCTAGATGTGTTGCTGTTGGAGCTACTGCTTTAAAAGTTCAACAAGCCGCTGGTGGTAGTGTTAACAATTATTATAATACTGCGGTTGGTTATGGTGCAGGTTTATCTGTTACATCAGGTTACTATCACACATTACTGGGGTCTTTCGCAGGGTCTAGTCTTACTACTGGTATTAGAAATACTTTTATCGGATATGACGCAGCAGGGTATGCAACCACAGGAAATGATAACCTTGTTATTGGTTATAAAGCAGGAATGTATCAAACTAATTTAACAACAGGTGGTGGTAGTTGTATAGTAGGAAATTATTGTGACCCTACTGATGGGGCTGCTGACTATTCTCACGGTCTTGGGTATAACTTAGATTGTGCAGGAGGCTACACAACTCTTGGTCAAGGGTCTAGTGATATTAGATCGCAACACGGCTCAGCAACATGGTCAACAGTATCAGATGAACGCTATAAAAAAGACATTGTAGATTCGACAACAGGTTTATCTTTTATTAATAATCTAAAGCCGCGTACATTTAACTATAAAACTCTTGGGGAACTGCCAGATACTTTTCGTGCTTATAAAGAAGGGTCTACTGAAGTATTTAAATCAGAACAAATGCAACACGGCTTTATAGCGCAAGAAGTTAAAATAGCGGTTGATGCTGATAGCAGTATTAAAGATGGGTTTAAGTTTTGGGATGAACGGGAGGATGGTTCTCAGGAAGTTGCTGAAGCTGCATTAATACCAATACTTACAAAAGCAATTCAAGAACTCTCAGCAAAGAACGATGCACTAGAAGCAGAAAACACGGCAATCAAAGCTAGATTAGATGCGCTGGAGGCAGGATAATGAGTAACGCAAGAAAACTAGCAGATAATCTTCCTAGTGAGGGCAGTCTCTCTGAACGCAACATGATTATCAATGGGGCGATGCAGGTGGCGCAGCGTGGAACGTCAAAAACACTTGTTAATGGACAAATAAATTTTTGTACAGATCGCTGGCATCTATATTATGCAGGGTTTGATAATTTTGCAGGAACTTTAACACAAGAGTCAGATGGGCCTGATGGTTTTGCTAACAGTCTAAAAATCACGACAACAACAGCGGAGTCAGCTATTGCATCAGATGAGTATGCTCATTTAAGTCAATTAGTCGAAGCACAAAATTTACAACAGCTTGCGTATGGAACAAGTGCCGCAAAACAGCTTACTCTTTCTTTTTATGTTAAGTCTAGCATAACAGGAACTTTTGCTTGTGGTATTTATAAACAAGACAATACTGCTCAGATACATAATCTTACATACACTATAGATGCTGCTAACACTTGGGAAAGAAAAACACTTACTTTTGCTGCTAACACTTTAAGTGGTGGAGCAATTGATAATAACAATGGAATAGGTTTTTATGTAAATTGGCACATAGCGGCAGGGTCAAGTTATAAAGGTGGAGGGTCTACTTCTGGTTGGTCTGCTTATGCACAAAATAAATGGGCAGACGGTCTTGGAACAGACGCTGTAATGACAACTACAAACGCTACGTTTTTCTTGACAGGATGCCAGTTAGAAGTTGGGCCGCAAAGTACATCGTTTGAGCATGAACCAGTGGGAGTTACTTTAAGCAAGTGTCAAAGGTACTTTATGTCTTGGAATAGTTCAGGGTTAACTGATAATATATATCTTGTTACTCCTTATGCGACAGGTACGCCCTCAAATAGTTCAGCAAGTGCGCCTTTCACCTTTCCTGTTACAATGAGAGCAAATCCTACAATGGCTGGCACTGGTCTAAGCTTGAGTAGATTTACTGCAAATACACATAATGCAGTTATGCAAATGGGCAGCACCTCTGCTGGAAATGCATATTCTCTTTCAGCTTGGACTGCGGATGCGGAGTTATAAAAATGAATATTGAATCAGTAAAATATATAACAGGTGATGATGGTAAAAACTGTCAGGTTAGAGCGACAATAGACGGTCAAGTAATGTTCGTACCAATGTCAGAGGACAACCGCCACTGGCAAGCCATACAAAAATGGGTGGCAGAGGGTAACACCATAGAAGAGGCCGACTAGATGCTAGGCTTTGCCCCTATAGCAGGCGCGTCTATTGCTGACGTAGGCATTGTTAAATACAGCCTGACCCCTGTCTACAATGGCAATGCAGTAACAATACCAAATGCTGTTATGGTGGAGATCGAAAACTTTGCTCCACCTGACGTTATATCTGGCGCAGTATCTATACCTCCTGCCGTTCTACTTTATGGCATAAACTTTCAGCCTGCCGATATAAACACTGGCGCGGTTGACATAGGTACGGCTCAGTTTGCCCACGATTATCAGTTAGTCGGCACAAACGTAAATGCTGGTGCGGTTTCTATAGCCAACGCTACGACTACAATTACTTATAACTTTGCAGGCAATGCTGTTAGTACGCAAAACCCGACTGTCGGTAGCCCAACACTTACGCAAGATAATCAGATTGTTGGTAACGATGTTATTACTGGAAATGTTGACGTTGGCACTGCAATCACAAGCATAAGCCATATATTTGTTTGTGAAAACGTTATCAGTGGTGCGGTAGATGTTGGGAAAGTTAGATTTAAATTTGAAGAAATAAACGTGCCGACTAAAAATTACACAGAAATTAATGTACCATCTGAAACTTATACTGAGATTAATATACCATCTGAAATATGGACGGATGCGGCCTAACATGATATGTTTGCATAAATAGGAGATTAATATGGCTTTAAATTTAACACTCCCAACTATCGGTGGTAGTCAGGACACATGGGGTCAGACTATAAATACTGCGTTAACGGCTGTACAGGATACAGTAAACGGAACAGCAGGAACAGTTTCACCTGATTTAACTGCATTAAAAATAAACGGAACAACAGTTACGTCAACGCCTGCAGAATTAAATACATTAGATGGATTTACTGGTACAACGGCAGATTTAAATTATGCCAAAGATTTAAATGCTACTGGCGTAACCACAACAGAGTTCGATTTATTAGATGGTGCATCTGCAGGGTCAGTAGTTGCTAGTAAGGCTGTTATTTATGATGGTTCTGGCGGTGTTGTTTTGGGTAACTGGAGAGTTATTGAAAGCGGTGGAAATCTATTTTTTCAAACAGGTGGAACAAGTAAAATGAAGCTTGATGCCAGTGGGAATTTAACGGTTACTGGAAACGTAACAGCTTTCGGAAGTGTCTAATGGCTTTACCTACCTCTGGCCCATTAACTCTTGATCAAATACACATTGAGGCTGGTGGCTCTAGTGGAGCTTTATGTTCATTAAATGATGCAGACATTAGAGGTATTATTAATAAAAGCGTAAATGCATCAAACGCATTTTCTGAATATAGAGGCCAAAGCTCTGAAACAACTCTTACATCTGGCGGTACTGTAAACGGTCAGGCTCAAAGGCAAGAAATTACAGTTAGCAGTTTTATTTCTTCAGGCGGTACTTTGCGTATACCGTCAAATATGTGGGTTTGGTCAGATAGCACATCTACGGCTGCATTAACAATAGATATACCATGTACTGTTATTAATGAGGGTAAGGTAATTGGTAAAGGTGGTCAGGGTGGTAATTACGTTGGGGTTAGAGCTACTGCTGGTGGCCCTGCAATTAATGTAACTTCTTCGGGTGTAACTTTTACAAATAGTTCTGGTGCTTATGTTGCAGGCGGTGGAGGTGGTGGAGGTTATTACCAAGACCAAAGTAACCCTAGTGATGCCCATGCTGGCGGCGGCGGCGGTGCTGGTGGTGGAAACGGTGGAACGGGCCGTATAAATCAGGGATATTGGCAAGCTGGTGTTGGTGGAGCATTGAACGCATCAGGAACCGCTGGCGGTAATGGTGGTAATTCAAATAACGTCACTGGTGGCGGTGGTGGCGCAGGTGGCGGTAGCGGCAGTCAGCAATATGGCGGAGGTGGAGGTGGGCGCATTTTGCCTGGAACGGGTGGCAGCAGCGCAAGTAATGCTTCAAACGGTGGTAGCGCAGGAAATGCTGGTTCTTCCTCCAGTAACTTTTTGGCTGGTGGCGGCGGCGGTTGGGGTGCGGCTGGAGCTTACGGTGGAGGTACAACAGGTACATTCTCTAACGGCGGCGCAGGGGGTGCAGCAATATCAGGAACATCAAGAACACTAAACAATAGTGGCACAATATACGGATCAACATAATGCCTTTAGTACCTTTAGATTTACCAGCAGGATTTTACCGAAACGGCACAGATTACGAAGGGTCTAATCGTTGGCGTGACGGTAGTTTAGTCAGATGGCTAGATGGCTCTATGCGTCCTATTGGTGGTTGGGAAGCTAGAAAAAACGGTTTTACTAAAAATCCAGTTCGGGGAATGCATGCTTGGCAAGATAACAATGGCACGGCTTGGCTTGCAGGCGGTAGCTTCGATGAATTATCTGTAATGACAGGCGCAGGCATTGCTTACGATATTACGCCAGATGATTTAGCAGGCGGCAGAGAGAGTGCAGCGGTTAATACTGGTTACGGTTTTGGTTATTATGGTCAGGATTATTACGGCAACCCCAGACCAGTAAATAGTGACAGTATTCCGCAAGAGGCAAGCACTTGGCAGTTAGATAACTTTGGTCAAAACCTCATAGCATTACATCAGGACGATGGCAGATTATTTGAGTGGCCTTTATCTACAACTACTGGTTCTGAGCTAGTTACCAATGGCACGTTTGCATCAGATGCGAACTGGAATAAAGGCGTAAACTGGTCAATAGCAAATGGCTACGCTTCCTACGCACAACGCAAAGCAACTTTTGCCGCAGATAATACGGTTATTGGTACGCAAACCTTTGCAGTGACAGTTGTTAACGTAGGCGGTCAGAATAAATATGCTTTTAATGGCGCTGTAGCTCCTGTTTTATCGCTTGTGAGAGGCGTAACGTATACTTTTGATATGAGCAACAACTCTAATAGTGGACACCCTCTAGCCTTTAAAAATGGCTCTACGGCATACACAACAGGAGTGACAACAACAGGCACGGCAGGAGCGTCAGGATCAAGTGTTGTTATAGCAGTAGACGCCGCTGCCCCTGCTTCTGGTTTGCTGTATTATTGTACGGTTCATGGTAACGCGATGGGTGCGGCTATCACTACAAGCGCAAATACAGCACCTATAAATTATTCTACTGAAACAATTACAGCAACGGCGCATGGCTTTTCTAACGGAAATGAGGTTACTTACACTGTGCCAACAGGACAATCGGCAATAGGCGGTCTAACCTCTGGTACAAATTACTTTGTAGTTTCTGCGGCAACCAACAGTTTAAAATTAGCGGCAACTTCTGGTGCGGCAGCAATAAATCTAACTGCACCCTTATCAGTAACAATAAACGGTAGTAGCGGTTCTGTTGTGGTTTTGGCTACTAATAAAATAGTAATTTCCAATACATTTACAAATGGCGATAAGGTTGTTTATTCTAACGGAAATGGCACTAATATAACGGGTTTGGTTAACGGTACAGAATATTTTATTGTTGGTGCTAGTTCATCTGAGTTTCAGCTTGCCGCAACATCAGGTGGCGCAGCAATAGCACTCACAGCATTAGGCACTGGAACGGCTCACAGTTTTACAAAGCGTTTAGGCGCAACGCATCAATTAGCATTAGTAAGCGTTATAACAGCTACTGTTTTTGATCAAACGGTAAGTGGTTTAGTTGTAAGCCCAGATAGCCAAGATAGCCATGATTTAGAAATAACACTGATTGATAGAAACGATGATGGTGATGCTTCCACAATACCTAATGTGAAAGTTAAAGTTACTGGTACAACTACAAGTACGGTAAACATAGATCAGACGCTTGTAGTTGGATCAAATATATTTAGATTTGGCGCAACGGATGCCGCTGTTAAAATAGAAATATTACCACAAGTATATAATACTCCAAATTTTGATATTGATAACGTATCTTTAAAGAAAAGAACTGTTACCGCGCCAATTGCAAACGCACCAATCGACAATAAGGGTATGGTTGTAACAGAAGAACGTTTTATCTTTGCATTAGGTTCTGGCGGCAATAGCCGTAAAGTTTCTTGGTGCGATAAAGAAAACAATACAGTCTGGACGCCAAGTGCAACGAATGAAGCAGGCGATATTGAGTTAGCTACGGCAGGACAGATAATGCAGGGCATAAGGGGCCGTGGCATTACACTGATTTTAACTGACACAGATGCTCACGTTGCACAGTATATCGCGCCACCTTATGTGTATTCATTTCAAAGAATTGGAACGCATTGCGGAGCAGTTTCTAGGCTTTCTGCGGTGGCTGTTGACCGTGGTGTGTTTTGGTATGGGCAAGAGAACTTCCATTATTTTGATGGTAACACAGTGCAAACATTAAAGTGCGATGTGCATGATTACGTCTTTGGTGATTTTAACAAAGATCAACAATCTAAAGTTTGGGGTATGTCCGTTGGTTCTGAAGATGAAATCTGGTGGTTTTATTGTTCTGCATCTTCAACAGAAATAGATAGATATGTTGGCTATGATGCGGCAGAGGGTCATTGGCTCATTGGTAATTTA